TCACTGATGATGCAGTGTTCGACTTCTTTTCTGCTCTTGATACTCCTAAATCTCTTGCTGCCTGGCTTCTTTATAAAAATAAAGAGTTCAGTCAGTTTACTGAGTTAGGGATTAATCCCTTAGACTACATAAGTGGTCTAAAGTTTCGAGATGACTATAGTGCCGTCCATTTTCTAAGTAAGGCCAATTTCTTTAAATTGCCTATATCGAAGAAAGAGACCGCGCTGATAAAGTTCCGTAAATTTGAAGAACTTTGTAGTCAGACAAATCACCGTTTTAAATCACTTCATTCGGAACCTCAGTATGAGGGACCGAACGTTTGGCTGCTGAATGCAGTCACCCGGAAAATTGAAGTGATCCTCGGTGATTTTAGTCCAGAAGAACTAGTTGATAGTGCAAATTGGGGTCCGGGCGTATCCACTTTATTAAAAGGTGAACACGTTTCGGCCGTCAATAAGTTCCAGAGCGAATCTGGAATAACGCGCGATTTGTACTCCCTGGTTAAACCTTGGTTTTCCGAGGCTTATCCTTTGTGGGCAGACCATCTCGAGTCGCAATACGGACCTGAGCTGTTTATACCCCAAATTGGGAACGAAATCGTCACCGTGCCGAAGAATTCGAAGACGGATCGAGTTATTGCTATCGAGCCAGGGATTAATCTCTGGTTTCAAAAAGCATTTGGCTCTATGATTCGTCGCCGTCTTTCTCGGTTTGGGATCGATCTCAATTCGCAGGAAAGGAATCAGCAGCTTGCTCTGCGCTCGTCCTTGGACGGGAGCCTAGCTACTGTGGATTTCTCTTCTGCGTCTGATTCCATTGCTTTAGAAGTCGTGAGGGCATTATTGCCCCCTCGATGGTTTTCAGTAATGGATTCAATGCGATCGAAAGTCGGCCAGTTGGATCAGCAGATAATTCGTTGGGAGAAGTTCTCCAGTATGGGGAACGGCTTTACCTTCGAATTAGAATCACTGATTTTCTTTGCTACAGCGTGGGTAGTCTGCGACTATCTTCACTGTGAGAAAGAGATTAGTGTCTTTGGGGACGATGTTTTGCTCCCCACGGCTGCTTATCCACTCTTTTCTTCGTTTAGTCAGTTCCTGGGCTTTACTGTTAATCCAGATAAATCTTTTTATTCTGGCTCTTTCAGAGAGTCCTGTGGTGCTCACTATTACGGAGGGTTAGACTGTAAGCCCCTTTATCTTAAAGAAAGGATTCAAAATGTTCAAGCAATTTATCGACTGGCTAATGGTATCCGCAGGCTTGGTCATCGCCGGAATTCTTGTTTCGGCTGTGATCTTCGCTTCCGCTACTGTCATAGCAACCTTCTCCGCCGGGTTCCGAAATCTATCCGATTTCGTATCCCAGAAGGAGTAGGTGACTGTGGCTTCATCGGAAATTTCGATGAAGCCACGCCAGTTCGGGCCAAGAATGGATATGAAGGATATCTATTCTTTGCTTTGCTTGAAATCGGATGTCAATCCGATTATTTTGAAGAGACTGGCATGTTACTTGCGCGTCTCAAGGCTAGGTCTAACGAAGAGTATGGTAATTTCTATACTCTAAGAGGCCGGACAAGGCTCAGGGTCTCCCAGATCCTTGTCCCACGGTGGTACAACTTGGGAGAGTGGATTTAATCACTCTTTGATCGTCTAAAGAAGCTTCTTCTTTAGTCTGGTGCAACCCTTTTT